CAGATCGGAACAGATTCTGAGGGCGGCTACCTCTGCCCTGACGAATTTGAACGTCAGCTCATCAAGAAACTTGAGGAAAATAACGTAATTCGAAGCCTCTGCCATGTAATCAAGACGCAGAGTGGAACACATGAAATTCCCGTTGCTGCATCTCGCGGAACTGCAGCATGGACAGCAGAGGAAGCATCGTATAACGAGTCGGATGATTCTTACAGCAATGTAACTCTTGGAGCTTACAAGGCTACTCGCCTTATCAAAGTATCCGAAGAGCTTCTTAATGACTCTGCATTTAACATGGAAATGGAGCTTGCCGACTCATTTGGCCGTAGTTTTGGAGCCCTTGAGGAGTCTGCATTCATTAAGGGAGATGGCTCTGGAAAACCTACCGGATTCCTGAACACTGGAGAATCTGCATTTACCGCAGCATCCAAGACAGACATTACTGGCGATGAGCTGATTGACCTTTACTATGCACTTAAGGCTCCTTATCGCCAGAAGGCTGTTTTTGTTATTTCTGATGGCGCGATGAAATCCATCAGAAAGCTTAAGGATGGCGAAGGTCAGTATCTATGGAGACCTGGTCTTGACGCAGCACAGGGCGATACTTTGCTTGGCAAGCGTATCGTGACATCCCCTGAGATGCCTACAATGGCGGCAGGAAATAAGGCTATTGCTTTCGGCGACCTGTCTTATTACTGGATTGCTGATAGAACTAACAGAACCTTCCGCAGACTTAATGAGCTGTACGCTACAACTGGTCAGGTTGGTTTTATTGCATCTCAGAGAGTGGATGGAAAGCTCATCCTTCCAGAGGCTGTTAAATACGTAACCATGCATGCATAGTTAGGAGGAACTAGCAATGGCAAATGTTAAGAATTATATTGACCAGGGCGGAGAAGTCACCCATATCGGTGGCAAGCTCATCATCGAAAACGGAGGCTCCATTGAGGGCCTCCCTGCAATTGATAATCAGGCTGCCAGTACGGCATCAACAGTAGCAGCGTTAAAAGATAATTTTAATGCTCTTCTTAACAAGCTCAAAGATTCAGGATACATGACTCTCGACTCTTGGGGAACTGTTTCCATCGCCAAGCAGGCTGCTGCAACAGCAGAGATTAGCAAGTCGACCTATGAGGCCAACATGGCGGCAGTGGATTCCGTTGCTATCACCGATGGCAAGATTACCATCACGGTTGATCCTGACGACCTGACCGCATACGCGGGTGCAGAAGGCTACGGAACGCATAAATGGATTGGTGTACTCATTACCACTGGTTTTGATTCCATCGTGGGAATGAAGCTGAATGGAACCGCACTGACAAGTACGGATGCTCAGGAGGCTGCTGACCACAGTGGTCAGGCAGGAGACTTGAGCCTGTATCTCGGCGTTGATACAATCAATGGAAAGACAGTGACTTTGTGGCATACCGGCGCCGGCTCAAAATCTTGGGTAGTTGAGATTGTAGCACCATCTGCTTAAATATTTGCGCATAGGAGGTGGCATAATGCTTCTTACGTTAACGGAGGTAAAAAGCTACCTCCGAGTCGATGACAATGATGATGATATCTTAATTAACGGTTGGATATCCATGTCGGAAGATATTGTTAAAGATATTCTGAGGTCTGACACATTGGCAGATACAGAACTTAATAAGACAGCTATGCTATATGCAATGGCTTATCTCTACGAGCATCGGGAAAATGCCGACATGGCAGAACTGACTGGAAATCTCAGAGTCTTCCTTTCCACGAAAAGGGAGGTGTCATTTTGAGAATTTCACATCTCAGGAATAAACTGATAATACAGAAAAATACAATAACGACAGATTCCTATGGCAATCATATTGACGTGTGGGCAGATAGTTTTTCTGTCCATGCGTCAATTTTGAATCAGTCGGTTTCAGAGGATGAGATTGCTGGGCAGACTGTTATTTCTGACAATATCGATTTTGAGGTTAGGTATTCCAGTAAAACTGCGAGCCTTACGTCCAAGGATTCCAGAATTGTTTTTAATGGAAACATCTACGGAATTGACGGAATCGATTTGAACTGCATGACAAAAAAATCACTCAGACTCAAATGCAAGAGGGTGAGACGATGAATACGACGGTTGATAATATGTCAAATGACATAATGAAAATACTCAATACATATAATCAACTTGTAGATGACAAAGTTGAAAAATCTGTCGCAAGCGTTGCCAAAATAGCAAAATCTGAGGTAAGACTCACATCGCCAACAAAAACTGGAAGGTATGGCAATAGCTGGAGGATTAAATCAGATAAGTCTCCGAGATTTTCAGGGGCGGTAATACATGCAGGAGACAGACAGTACGGATTGACTCATCTGCTAGAGCATGGACACGCATTAAGAAACGGTGGAAGAACAAGAGCATTCCCACACATCGGCCCGACACAGGAACACGCCGAAGCGAATTTCTTGAAAGAGTTAACGAGGGAGATAGAAAATGGATAAAATAATCGAAATTTTAACAGCTATCGGAATTCCATACGCCTACCATCATTTTTCGGAAAAAGAGGTGGTTGACCCTCCGTTCATCTGTTTCTTATGCCCAAATAGTACTAACTTCTCGGCGGATGGCAAAGCGTATTTCAAAAAAGGAAATGTCCGAGTTGAATTATACACGGATAAAAAAGACCCTTCGAAAGAATCTCAGGTTGAGGCTGTTCTGGATTCCAATGATATTTTTTATGACAAATCCGAAGTTTGGATTGAATCTGAAAAATTATATGAAACTATTTACGAATTTGAAATGGAGGCATAAAAATGTCCAATAACAAAGTAAAGTATAATCTTAAGAATGTACATTACTCTCTGCTGACCTATTCAGCCCAGGGAGTAGAACAGTACGCTACCCCCGTAGCAATTCCGGGAGCCGTGTCCTTATCACTGGATGCCAACGGCGAACCGGAAAACTTCTATGCAGACGGTGTTGCGTACTATGTGATTAATAACAACATGGGATATGACGGAGATCTGGAAATCGCGCTGATTCCAGAATCTTTCAGGAAGGATTGCTTGTCAGAGTCTCTTGATGGCAATAATGTTCTGATTGAGGATGCAAATGCACAGTTAAAACCTTTCGCGCTTTTATTTGAGTTTGATGGTGATCAGCGTCATATCCGTCACGTCCTTTATAACTGTTCTGCATCCCGTCCCAAGATCGAGGGCAAGACTAACGAGGACAGCAAGACTCCTCAGACGGAGACACTGAAGATTAAGGCGACTCCGCTGGCTAGTGGATACGTCAAGGGCAAAACTGGCGACACTACGGATTCAACGACCTATAATGGTTGGTACTCAGCAGTCCATGTTCCCAACGCTGCGGATGCAACTCTGTCCGCATTGTCAATCAGCAACGTGACCATGTCACCCGCATTTGCGGCTGCAACAACGGAATACACCGGCACGACATCTTCTGCATCCGGGACAGTAACAGCCACCGCTACGGATAATAACGCAACCGTGGCCATCAAGGTCAACGGCACAACTGCTGCCGGTGGCGCCGCAACATGGGAGTCAGGAGAAAATACTGTAGAGGTTACTGTGACCAATGGAACGGCGACCAAAGTATATAACGTGACCGTGACTAAGAACTAGGTGATTTTATGGCAATTAGAAAAACAGTAGAAATTGATGGAAAGGCCGTGGAATTTAAAGCTTCCGCGGCCATTCCTCGTATTTACAGGCTTAAGTTTGGAAGGGACATTTTCGTTGACCTAAATAATCTTAGCAAGGCTCTCGAGGGAGATACTCCTTTGGATGTTTTCTCGCTTGAGATTTTCGAAAATGTCGCCTATATCATGGCGAAGCATGCTAGTCCAACGATTCCCGACACGGCAGAAGAATGGCTAGATGATTTCAACACTTTCAGCATTTACCAAATCCTTCCAGAAATCATGGAACTGTGGGGGAATAACCTGAAGTCAGATGTGGAAGCAAAAAAAAACATGCTAAAAGTGAGCGAGAGCTAACGACTCCATTATTCCTCCTGAGATGTGTACAGATGGGGATATCAATCAGGGATTTGGATTTGCTATCCATCGGCATGGTTAACGACATGTCGATAGAACAATCCAATGATGACTATGATTATCCTACTGTTGCATCCCAAGAGGATTTTGACGCTTTTTAGAAGGAGGTGGAAATATGGCTAACAGAATCAAAGGAATCACAATCGAGATTGGCGGCGACACCACCGGGCTGGAACAAGCGTTAAAAAGTGTCAACAAAGAGATTAAAAATACACAATCCGAACTAAAGGATGTTAACAAACTTCTGAAACTGGATCCCGGGAACACGGAGTTACTGTCGCAGAAGCATAAACTGTTAGGTCAGTCAATCGAGGAAACGAAGACAAAACTGGAATCACTGAAGGAAGCCGCTGCAAAAGCTGATGACGCTCTTGCTAATGGCGAGATCTCACAGTCTCAGTATGACGCCCTGCAGAGGGAGATCATTGAGACGGAACAAGACCTGAAAAGCCTGACAGAACAGTATAAGGAATTTGGATCCGTGTCTACTCAGCAGATGGCAGAGGCGGGAAAGAAAATGCAGGAGACAGGAGATAAGATCTCCAGTGCCGGTCAAAAACTCCT